TAACTCGTTTCGCTCATACCCTGTAGCGGATGCTTATATGGTTTCGCTACTTGCGCCCGGCACCGGCGGAACGAGGGTGATCCGGTGAGGGAAGACTACTCTGATTTTATTCAGAACGCCAAAGAACTTATTTACGAGTTTGGGCAGGATTGTTGGTGGCAGAAACCGGGGGTGACGGTTACTAGTTCGCCCGGTTATGCAACTGCCGGTGAACTGCCTCAGCCTTCGCCTTGCACAATCGCTTTCTTTTCGTTGAAGGATCTTGATAGAGGTGTTATGCAACTGGTTGATGTTATGCCAGGAACAGAAGTTCAAGACAGCGCCCAAATCGGTTTAATGGCAGGCGGAGTTGATTTCACACCTCAGCTTACAGATACTATTCGTCGGGGTTCGGCTACTGCTGCCGAAATTAGTATTCTGAAGATGGATATTTTGGAACCGAACGGCACCCCTGTTCTTTATTTTATTACGGTGGCGGCATGACGTTAACGCCACAGAATGCTCGCAAAGAGCTTTTTCAACTTGTGTATGGTGTATGGATTAATAAATCCGCTGCAATCATTGGTTACATTCCCGAGATCCGATATCAGGGTCTTGAAAAAGCAGGTTTGCCGGGCGCTGATAAGTATTGGATGCGAGCAAGCACTAACACGGTGGCCACGCAACAGCGGGGCCATACAGTTCCGCAAGAAGGCATTTCCAAAGCTGTTTATGACAATTTTGGATTTATTACTCTCCAAGTTTTTGCACCGATGAAGTCAACAGATTCGTATGCTAAAGGGGAGTTGTTAGCTGAGCTTGGTCAGTGTATGTTTATGGCCTCAGAAACGAGTGGGTCGATTTGGTTCCGTAATCCTCGCATTCGAGAACTTGATAATGATGGGACATGGTATCGGTGGAACGTGATTGCGGACTACCAATTTAGTCAGGTGAAAGGAATCTAGTTCATGGTTGCCGAAAAGCAAGATGCCAACCTTGTTGGCTTTTACAAGATCAGGGAAGCACAGCTTGGCGTCGTTCCGGCGACGGGAGCTTGGCAGACCCGCGAACCTAATTCTTTTGATGATCTTGGGGCGGAATATACCAAGGTCACGAGAAGGCCTTTTAGTCCTTCTCGCCAAAGGAAGAAAGGCTCAACAACTGATTTGGACGCCGATGGCGGTTACAATGAGGATCTGACGCAGAACAATATGCAAAGTGAGTTCGAAGAATTCTTTTTTGCCGCACTGCGTAAGACGCATGAAGAAAGCGGTGCCGCTGCTGTGGCAGCAACAGATGATTTCACAGTTGCTGATTCCACTGATTATCTTGTTGGCCATATCGTCTTGGCTTCAGGTTATACAAATGTGGCTAACAACGGAATTCATACGGTTGACGGTCTAACTGACGCGACTCATATTTCAACTACTAGCTCGCTGCTGGATGAGTCTGGTTCAGCTAGCAAAAAGCTCAAAGTAGTGGGGTTTGAGTTTGCAACTGCTGATATTGATTTGTCGGTTCCTGCCGGTGGATGTCTTTTGACAGCTACTGCCGCCGAGTTCACCGATTTTACAAATCTTGTTGAAGGGTCTTGGGTCTTTTACGATCACGGTGATGACACCAACGTCGGGTATGCTCGAATTGCAAAAGATGGTATTGGGACAACTACTTTGCTTTTTGATAAGACTACGTGGACGCCCGTGGCGGACGACGGCACTGGAATGGATTCAATTATCTATTTTAGCGATGTTCTCAAAAACGAAGAAGACCCTGATTTAATTGTGCGTTATAGTTCGGTTATGGAACGCACTCTCGGTCGTGATGACGATGGTGTTCAATCTGAATACCTTACAGGTTCAATCGCTTCCGAAATGACGTGGAATTCCCCTTTGGCAAATCTTGTTAATATAGATATGTCTTACATTGCGCAAAGGACAGGATTGCGCAATGGATCAGACGGTCCTTTGTCTGCAAGATTAAGCAATACTCGTATCGCTGCATTGGGGGAAGATGCTTTCAATACTTCTTCAAATGTGTATCGTCTTAGGATGGCAATGGTTGATCCCACAACCCTTAACCCGTCGCCCTTCTTTGCTCGTGTTACCGAGTGGACTGGCACTATCAATAACAATGTGACTAGTTCAAAGGCGCAAGGGGTTTTGGGCGGTTTTGATGCAACAGTTGGTAACTTTGACGTAGAAGCTGAAGTCACTGCTTACTTTAGCACTATCGATGTGGTCCATGCAGTTAAGTGCAATTGGGATGTCACGTTTGATGCGATTTACGCCAAAAACAATGCGGGTGTTTATATCGATCTTCCGTTGGTGGCATTGGGCGGAGGGCGTTTGAACATTGAACAGGATGCTGCCATTATGGTGCCGCTCACAGCGATGGCAGCTGAATCTCCGTTTGGCCATACTGCACTTGTAGGATGGTTTGATTATCTGCCTGATTCGGCGATGCCAGATCAGGATTGCTAAGCCGCCCCGGCTCGGCTATGCTCGCGGGGCGGGGGCCAATCCGGTTTCTGCCCCGTTATCATAAATAGGAGATGAACAATGTCCCTGCGTAAGACTTTCAAGACCGATCGCACTGCTGAGATCGAGGGCGTGTGGCTCGAAGTCGCCGTCAATGACCACAACAGCAAGCCCATCCGCATCAAGATTTCCCGTATGAGCAGCTCGAACAAGCGTTATACGAAGGAACTCAACAAGGTAACGAAGCCCCACCAGTCAGCCATCCAAAACGATGCGCTTGACAATGACCTGGCGCGCAAGATGCTTCAGGAAGTGTTCGCTGATACGGTGCTGCTTGATTGGGAGAACCTCCCCAAGTCGGAGCTGAACGGAAACGACGAAGACACAGAGCTTCTTGAATTTAACCGCGAGAACGCTCTCGCCTTGTTCAAAGAGCTGCCCGACCTTTATGACGACTGGGAATCGCGTGCGCAGAAGTCGGCTGCGTTCCGCGAACAGGAGCGGGAGGGCGCCTCAAAAAACTAGCAGCCGTTCTGATTTATATGCACGAGTTTCCGCCCGAGGTCGAAAAAAGAATTCGGGCGGAGGCTCGCCGCTTCAAAGAGCCGCTACCTAAGCGGATATTAGAGAAGCCGGAACTGTTCTTTGGGAATGCTCTATTCTTCAACGCATGGTTTGATTTAGATCAAGAACGGGAAAGACCAAATCGAATTGCAAGGTCTATGTGCTTTCAGTATGCACTAGATTATGAACTCGATTCAGAACAACAAGAGGACCTTTGGTATCATATTCAAAAGATGGATATCGAGTTTCTCGAGTGGTGGAAAAAGAAGCAACCGAAACCTCGAACCCCGAAAGTTCCACGTGGCAAAAAGTCTTAGCAGCTTAGCAACATCGATGCGCGCCAGGGCGGACCGTCTTCCGACGCTCGCCAGCGACATCGCGCGCGAAGGCTCTGGGGCTGTGTTGCGTGAGTGGCTTGAAGTTATGCCTGTCGACACGTCGGAAGCTATCTCTAACACTCAGATCGGTATTGGTCGCGCGCCGTCGGGCCCAGTGTCTCCGCACTTTCGCGGGAGCAAGGGCTCGACCGCGGCTGCTAGTCGCGATAAGTCTTTGTCCGAAGGTATGGCCAAGCTGACCGCGAAACAGCCCGGTCAGATTATTTACATTTCGAACACTGCCAAGCACATTGGCGATTTGGATCGAGGTGGAAGCACGCAGTTCGCTGGTGGATTTATTCCGCGCGCGTTAATCATGTTTCGTGTCGCAGCTCAGCGGGCTGCTAAGCGTTTGTTGAAGTGAGGGGCTAATGGCTGACGAACGGATTGACGTAGTAGTCGCCGACAAGGTTGACGCCAACGTCGAAAAGAAGCTTCGGGGAATTGCGGACGCTGCGGATCGCGGTGAAACTTATTTGAATCGGCTCAAAGCTGCTCTCTCCAACGTGAACGCAACTGCCGTTGACCGTCTCGCTGCGGCGATGGCCAAGGCGGATACCGCACAGGCTCGTTTGATCAGTGCTCAGGCACGGTTGACGAACGCTCAGAATGCTGGTGCTCTCGCCGCGGGTAAGGTAGCGGTGCAGACTCAGAAGCTAGCTACAGAGGCCGCGCGCACCGAGGCTGCGCAACAGCGCGCCGCTGCCGCTACCATAGCCAGCGAGCGTGCGGCTCTCGCGCTTACAGCGGCCCAGCAGCGGGCTAGCGGTGCATCTTCGCAAGCGGCCAACGCGCAACAGCAGCTAGCGAGCGCCACTGCACAGGCCGGAACCGCTGCAACAGCATCTGGGCATAGTTTTCGGAATTATGTTTCCAGTATTCAAGCATCGAACACCGCGGCACTTGCTGCTGGCACTGCTAGCACGAGCATGGCGGGCGGATTAAATAACGCTACACTGGCTGCTCACCAGTATGCTCGCGCCCAAAGAACGACAACTCACGCGAATGCAAACATCATTGCGCAGCTACAGGATATAGGTGTATCCCTTGCTGGCGGGCAGAACCCACTGCTTGTGGCCATCCAGCAAGGTTCTCAATTGAGTTATATTGCCAGCACGCTTGACGGGGGAATGCGAGCACTGCTCGCAACTATTCTTCGGATGCTCGCTCCTTTTGCGCTTCTTGCGGCGGCGGCTGGCGCCTTGTTTATTAGCTTCCGTAGTTTTTCAAACGATATTGCATCAAAACACGAACCCGCAATGGAGCGCTATGCTCAATCGCTTGGTTTAAGCGATAAAGAAATGAAAAAGTTATCCAACACCACAGTCGACGCTAGTGGCAAGCTTAAAGAGTTCAATCAGTTAACTATCACGAGCGCTGACAGTTGGAATGGTTTTGTGGCCACAGTAAAAGAGGGTCTTACTGGGATGGTCGCGGGTTGGGGCCCACTCAATGAATACTTCTCGAGCGTTTGGGATTCCACAATGAATTTCTTGCGGGTGTCATTTCTTGGATTTTACGCTTCGGTTCATACGCTGCTTGAGTTGCTGGGTAAGACGTTCATTAACGTGTTTAAGATTGCGGCCAATGTAGTTATCGGGGTGTTCAACGGAACCGTTCTAGCCCTTCGAGGGGTAGCCAACACGGCCATCGACTTTTTGAATGATATTGCTAGCGGAGCGAACGCTGTGCTTGAATTCTTTGGGTTTGACGGATTTATTCCTTCAATAGAACGTTTTGAAGGTCGTGTTAAATCTTTAACTGATAATATGTATGAGCTCGAATCGATTAACATCGCAGAAAGTTTTAATGCAAACGTGCGCGAAGTAGATGCAACTTTGCGCGGATTCGCACAGCGATGGGAAGCGAACGCTGCGGAAGCGGCGCGCCAACGCATTCAAAACGCAGCGAAAGCTATTATAGATAACCGTGCAGCACCCTCATCTGGCGCTGGCCAAGGAGCGGATAGTAAAACGCAGCTCGATTATATCAATGATACTAACATTGCACTCGACAACCAACTTTCGCGCATGACTATGCTCAAAGATGCGCGCGAAGTGCAGCAACGGTTGGATCAAATTGAACAAGAGTTTATCAGAAGGCGAATGCCTTTGGATGAAGCTCAGCTTGCTGCCTTCCGCGAAAAGATTCAGCTTATTCAAGATTTCGGTTACATCCAAAGCGAAATGGATCGAATTTACGAAGATAGTATTGGTCCCATGCGAACCCACGAAGCTGCACTTCAAGCGATCGTTTTACTTCAAGAGCGAGGTGCAATTACTGCTCAGCAAGCTAGCGAGCAACAAGTCGCAGCCAACCGGGCTTATGAGCAAGCAATTAACCCGCTGATGCAAATGCAAGAGCAAATGGCGCAAGCAGAAGCAACGGTAAAGCTTTACGGCCAAGCTGCGCAAGAAGCGGTTTACTACGAAGAGATTAGACAAGCTTGGCTGGCTCGCGGAATCATCCTCGGCCAAAATAGCTCAGCTGCGATCGATGCTGAAGTTGCATCACTAATGCGTCGTAACCAAGCATTGCTTCAACAACAGTTTATTCAATCCCAGCTAAGCGGTGTCATTGATCCTATTCTTAATCAGCAGCTTGAACTTGATGCGCAGTCTGCTGTTTATATGGAGCTTGATCGCTTAAGGCAAGAAGACCTTATTAAAGAACAATCCTATCAACAAGCTAAAGCAGCTCTTTGGGTCAAATACAATGAGCATAAACTAAACGCGACTAGTGATTTCTTTGGCGCGTTAGCTAACCTCACTTCAAAAGGTCACGGAGTTGTTGGCGCGATTAGCAAAGCCGCTGCAGTCGCAGACGCAACAATTCAAGGCTACCTTGCAGTTCAAAAAGCGCTTGCATCCGCTCCCCCGCCTTTTAATTATGTCGCGGCAGCGGCTGTTGCAATAAGAACCGGCGCTAACGTAGCAGGCATCATTAGCACAAACGCCGGATCTTTTGCAAACGGCGGTCAGTTTATGGTCCAAGGCAGAGCAGGCGTTGATGCTAACAACATTAACATGAACGTCACTCGAGGCGAAAGGGTAACCGTTGAAACACCTGCTCAACAGCGCGCAACCGATTCAAAAAGCGATCAACCTGTAGTTGACGCCCGAACCAAGGTAGTTAATCTTTTCGATGAAGCTAGCTTTGTTCAAGCGATGAGCAGCGACGAGGGCGAGCGTGTGGTTATGAATATCATTCGCCGTAATGGATTGGCACCAACCCCATGAGTTACACTATCGCTTTGCAGGTTCCGGAATCCCCTATTCGCGAAGAATGGATTTGGACAACGGATCTTATGACGTCTTATGACGGTGAAGAATATCGAATTCCATTAAATCGATATCCGAAAAGGATATTTAGCGGCCAATATAGTTTTGACACCGTAGAAAGCGTTCGCCGCCATCTCGCTTTTACCTTCACACGTTTTGGAACTATTTTTCAAGTTCCTCTTTATCAATACCAAATAAAGCTAAAATCAGCTGCGGCAGCAACTGATACCTCAGTGGCTGTTAATGCGGAAAGAAGTGATTTTCGAGTTGGTGAAACCGCCTTTATCAGTGAAGGCGGTATATTTGAGACACTGACTGTTGCTACAGTAACTTCTACTGAGGTTGCTTTTACTACGCCTTTAGTTAATAGCTACACAAGACGAGCGATTATTTGTCCGTTGACTGTTTGTTACACTGCGTCCGGATCAAGTTTATCAAGATTAAATTCTAATAATAATGCAACTGCAAGTTATCGTTATGTTGAACGGGAACCTTGGACCCCTTTTATTTCATCACTCAACGACGCAGAACTCGTTATGTTCGATGATTACGCGGTTCTTGATTTTAATGCTATTGGGACAGAGTTCGATTCAACTCTTGACACAGGTATTATTATTTCTGAGTATATCGGTCTTTCCGATTTGTTTACGCCTTTAACGCAATCTCAATTTACATTTCAAAGGACTTGGCAAGTAAACAGAGTGTTCGAACTTGACGATTGGCTGTGGTGGTATGCGTTCGGTGACCATGTTCAAGGCTCATTTTTACCGTTTTTAATTCCAACGCATCGAGAAGATTTTACAATTGTGTCTGCTGCTAGTGCTAGTGGAACAACTGTAACTGTAAATGGAACGGAATATAGTGATCACTATTGGGGGGTTGACACTTTCGCAAGAATCGTTATAGACTCAAGCGTTGGACGGCATTATGCTGTTATCACTAACGTCACTGAAGTAGCAGGAAATGATGTTCTTACATTTACGCCAGCTCTTCCCGCCGAAGCTGGATGGGATGTTGATCAGAAAATTGAGCATCTACTAAAAGTCAGAATTGCAAACGATAAAATAATTTGTGACCATTACGGATTGCATACTGATATATCAATGTCGTTACGAACAGTTAGCTAAGGTGTGTTATGGTAACTCAAACTGAGCTTTATCGCTTTAGCGAACAAGGATCCTCGGAAGTCTGGACTTTTACTAGTGGGGATGAGCTTGTTACGTATATGGCCGAAGACTATGTGCCAACCTCTATTGGAAGGTCACAAATCGAATCGCGTAACGAATTGGCACGAGCTAATTTGGATGTTAATGTTTCACTGACTAATGCTGCCGCAATCCGTTGGCTTAGCGATAATGGCGAAAACATTGTGACGCTTACCATATTCGAACGCGACGTTTCTGAAACTTTTATTACGGCTTGGAAAGGTCGTTTAGCTGCTGTCATTCCCGGAATGGAAAACTTTTCGCTCAAGTTTGAATCGATTTTTACAAGTCTTCGCAGGCCAGGCCTTAGATCGCGATATCAAAGAAGTTGCAGGCACCCTCTTTATAGCCGTGGTTGCACTCTTGACCCTGAAGATTTTGCTACAGTTGGCGAATGCACTGCCCTTTCTGGCACTGTGGCCACTGTAACCGAAGCCGCTTTGGAATCTGACGGTTATTATACTGGCGGAATGCTGCGCTCACCTGATGGAGTTTTATCTTATATTATTGACCACACAGGGTCAGCTATTACGCTTCAGCGCACTAGCTTTTCTCTTTCAAATGAAGCTGCTTCAGGTTTCCCATTCAATGTAGATCTTTATCCGGGTTGTTCCAGAGATAGAGTTACTTGCAATTCAAAGTTTGATAACTTATTGAACTACGGTGGATTCGATTTTATTCCGCAGAAGAATCCTATGGGCGGGAGTTCTATTGTCTAATGTGGTTTCTAGCTGTCTTGTTCGTGGGTGCTATTGGAGTTGGCCTGCTTTTGGCGCCAAAACCACAAAGCCAAAAACCAGCAGGTCTTGGTGATGTAACTGCGCCAACCGCTGAGGAAGGTATCGAAATCCCTGTCCTGTTTGGAACGCGAGATTTTAATGGCCCGAATGTGGTATGGTATGGTGATCTTAAAACCGTCGCTATTAAGTCAAAGGGAGGCAAAAAATGAGCGTTATTGTAATAATGAAAGATATTCGCTCAGTTAAGATGTGCTCGGGCGGGACCAGAAGGTTTTTTAAGCGGCATGGTTTGGATTGGAACAAGTTTCTGTCTGAGGGGTTGCCCGAAGAAGATTTCATCGGCACAGGTGATGCTATGGCGATGCAGGTTGTAGAGAGGGCTCGTCTCCGCCATGGGTAAAGGTAGCAAGAAGCAGACTATCGGATACAAGTATTATCTTGGGATGCACAATGCTCTTTGCCATGGGCCTATAGACGCGATAACTCGTGTCACTGTTGACGATCGCGAAGTGTGGAGAGGCCACAATACAGGTGGCCAAATTGAAATTGACGCGCCTAACATTTTTGGAGGCGAAAGCCGCGAAGGTGGCGTGTCCGGGCTTATTGATATTGAAATGGGGAGCCCGTCTCAGACGCAAAATAGTTACCTTGTCAGCAAACTAGGAAGTCTTATTCCTGCCTATCGCGGCGTCGTCGGCGCTGTCTTCAGGCAATGCTACCTCGGAAACAATCCCTACCTCAAGCCTTGGCGTTTTAGAGGTCAACGTATTCATGTCCGCCAAAACGGAGTTGAACAATGGTATGACGAAAAAGCGGAAATTGCGCCTTTAGGACAAGGACTTGTTGAGACACTAACTCCGAGTGATAGCATTTACGCGGCGGCGCTACCTGCTAACAGTTTTCATCCTGTAAGTGTCACAATTGGGCCTTACGATTTTAACGTAACTTTGGTTAACGGAAGTTCAACTTTTGGTCAACAAAGATTAAGACCAAACGATTGGCTCTATTTGAACGGCGTTAGATATAATCCTGGCGGTAAATATGGCGCAAATGATCTTATTGATTATGATGAAGTGCTTTATAGTTTGGACGCGGGCGACACAGTAGTCCTCCAACTTTACAATGAGTTTACAGGCCTCGGACTTGACACAATTCAAGGACAGTTGCGCGTCATCAATACTGATATTGTTTTGGATATGAATGCTGTTCATATTATTCGTGAGTGCTTAACTGATCCTGATTGGGGCATGGGTTACACGGACGGCGATGTTGAAGATGACGTTTGGGAAGCAGCAGCAGACCAAATCTATAACGAAGGCCTCGGTGTTTCAGTCCTTTGGGACCGACAAATTAAGATTGAAGAATTTATAGATGAGGTTAAAAAACACATTGATGCCGCGGTATATGTATCACGAATAACTGGGAAATTCGTGATTAAACTAATTCGTAATGATTACAATCCCGATGACCTTCTTCTCCTAAACGAATCCAACATAGAAAGAATTGATGACCCGTCT